GAGACAGTAATGGCTACTGGTGGTGCAGAAATGCCGTTCTAATGTACGGTAGTCGTGTAGTAGAACTTAGTGATGAGGAGATTCTAAGCAGAATTAGCTGCTTAGACATCTTCTCTTACTATATAGGTAAAGATTTTAAATATGGCAGAGCTATTTGCTCTCCACTTCGTAAAGATAAATCTCCTTCTTTTACTATATTCAAGCATAATAGTGGTAAATATTTCTTCAAAGATTTCAGCACAGGTGACAGCGGTGATTGTTTTACATTTCTAACGAAATTGTATGGTCTTAGAAGGTTCGATACGTACCGCTTAGTAGATAATGACTTTCAACTAGGAATATCTACTTCTAAATTTACTGCGCCCACCAAACAATATGTAGGTGAGCGGGTAAAAGCATTGCAAAATATAGAACCTTCTACTACTACTATTAAAATTAAATCACGTCCCTGGAATGGAAATGAAGATAAAACTTTCTGGTCTAAGTATGGAATCTGTTGTAACATCCTTAATCGATTTCACGTCAGACCCGCAGAACACGTGTGGGTTAATGATAATCTCATTGTTAGCGCTAATCGTTACAATCCGATATACGCTTATGATTTTGGGAAAGGACGAATGAAAATATACCAACCTAATAGTAAATTTAAATGGCTTAGTAACACTAGTGCGTCGGACCTACAAGGTTTGAGCCAACTGCCTGATAGCGGAGACACACTAGTGATTACTAAATCATTGAAAGATGTTATGTGTTTGAGTATATGGGATATACCTGCAGTAGCTCCAGCGTCAGAGAGTTGTGTCATTCCTGCAGATATTGTTAAACAATTGTATGACAGATTTGCACGAATATGTATATTATATGATTTTGACCGCACTGGCGTGTCTTTTGCTAATAAACATAGGAAACTGTATGGATTTATACCGTTATTTTTTACTAATAATAGTTTAAGGGCTGCAGCTGAAATAATAGAATACGTATGTCAAGAGGGATATTCATACCAGGAAACGTACCGTCAAGCAAGAACGGTAGAAGATGGACAGGTAGATACTTTATAGTTTCAAAACAAACTCAGCGTTATTACAAGAATAGTAAAAAATACTGGGTAGAAAATAAGAAAGAGTTTCATAAATTATTAAAAGGGAAAGATTCACAAAACAAAGCGCCGTATCGAATCACGTTTAAGTTTGTACGCAAGAGTAGACACAAGTTTGACTACATAAATCCTGCACAAACTATACAAGATCAGATGGTAAAATTCGGGTGGATAACTGATGATAATGCAGATGAAATGATTCCTATTTTTTTAAAATTTGAGTACAATAAAGACAAACCTGGAGTTTATATTAACGTTTTAAAATCGTAACAATGGCAAATAGAATTATTTACCCAGAGGCATTTAGAGAAAAATGCTTCAATAATTTACGTTATGCTATGGACATAAGATTACTTATGTCTGCTATGGATAACGGGCATGATACAATTGTTAGATATTATCTCGAACAAATGTTAGACGATCCAGATCTATATATAGATTCTGAGATTATTGACGATGGTGAGAGAAAAATAGCTAACGCTAAATTACATGCACACGCTGTGCGGCAAGAGTTGTACAGTGAATTTATGGAATTACTAACTACAAAAACAGACCAAGAAAATGTCAGAGAAAATCGACGAAAATTATTACGCTAACGAATCTATATCAAATAGTGATCTTGGATTCCTTAAAATGTCTCCAAGACAGTTTTTAATGCGTAAAGAACGAGAGATGCAGACTAAAAGTGCTGCACTAGAACTCGGTACTCTTATTCATAAGTTTACACTCGAACCTGATAAGTTTATCATTGCAGACGTACAGCCTGTAGGTGGTAAAATGGGTGAGTATATTAAAACTTATTTTGAGTTAGAGAAATCAGGATTAGACGAAGAAACTATAGCAACTATGGCTTATAGCACAGCTGG